GAAAATGGCGCTTTTGTTGTTCATACTAGCAAATATTTTCTAACTCCAAGTCTATCTGGAACTATCATAAATTCATATAGTGGTTACGGATATGAGGAGGCTCGCGGAGATGTAACTGCCGATTATAGTGTTAACCCACATATTCAATTTAATATAAATGGAAGCACTAATAATATAGTTATATATAACTTTGACGGCATTGATGCGCAGCCTTCTGGCAAGCCAATACAAGTCATTGAGCCATATCTATCGACACTGCCGCAGTATAAAAGCTTTGTTTCGCAATGGGGCGCTGGTCAAACACACACATATCAAATATGGTCTACCGATCTAAACAACGATGGAAAAGCTGATTTGATCGCGGCCGAGTCTATGTGGAATCCTAATATTAAAAACCACCCATCAGCGCTTGATATATTAATCAACAAAGGTGATGGAACATTTATAGAAGAAACAGCAAAACTTAATCCAGATATGGGCTTTATGCAAAGCGAGTTTTGCTATGTTAAGAACTTTGTTGATATAGACCATAGCGGAATAGAAACATTATTACTTGCGTCTAACTGGGACTCGATTGCGTCAAGGCAATCTAACTATGTAATGCTGAATGACGGAACTGGTCATTTGTATGTCGGAATGCACGACGAGTTTTTAGCTTTAGCTTCAAAGGTATACGACTATTTGGGATTCACTTGGTGGAAGGCAAATGCTGGAATTACCACTCCGTTTGAGGCAATCCCGCAACCCGATGGATCAATAAACTTCGTTGCCGTAGTTAACGTACCCAGCACTGATGGAGCGTGGCAGTTTGTAAATGTCCCGCTTCACTACAACCCCTCTACAGACTTCACTACAAATGTCACGATCTCCGATCGCAACGACTCGATGCTGATGCGGACTTGGGCTGGAAATGATATTATCTACGACACCAATGCCAATGCGAAACCTGCCCACATCGACGGTGGCCTAGGCTTCAACACTGCGGTCTACAGTGGTGCGTCGTCCCAATACAAAATCAGCATAAATGATGACGGTTCCGAAAGCGTGGCATCGCTCAGCGGAGCTAAGGTTCCGTGGGCCGTCAACGATACGCTGGTCAACATTAATCAAATCCAGTTTAGCGACTCGACGGTTGTTTTTGATCGGCCCGCTTCAGGTCTTATTTTGGATACCATAGACTTTCAAGATGTTGTCAATGTTACTGGACTAACTCAGTATGATACATCGTGGTACGAATTTACATAAGTATGGATAAGGAAACATGTCATGAATACTAGTGTATCTCCTATTAAAGAAGATGATCGTTCAGTCCTAGAACTTGAATTGGACCATGACGAGTTGTATGAACTCATGCTTCTAGCACACGAGCGAGATATTACGCTAAACCAATTGGTTGAGCAGACACTCAAACACTATATGGAAGAGCATAAACAGATGACCACTCGTAACTGGTCTTCAGGGCTTGACAACTATCGTAATCACACCGTAGAATTTCTGGCCGACAAGACCATCTTCACTACTGAACTCCTAGAAGTTCCTAGACAGTTTAACACTATTTCGGATGCATTCAATGCGCATCTGGATGGTGTTAACCTACCTGTAGAGGTCCTTTACAGCGGTGGACTAGATAGCGAATGTGTGCTTCTACATTGTCTACGTAATAGCATTCCCGTAGTAGCAGTGACAATGCGGTTGCTAGTATTAGGTCGACCTATAAATGTTCATGATCTATACTATGCCGAAAGGTTTTGCCGAGAGCATTCAATTAAGCATCGTATCATTGATCTGGACGTAGACAAGTTCTTCAACAATGGTGATCATATTCCTTTAGTAGAGCCATACAGATTTACGAGATTTACTGCAGGCGCAATGCTGTGGCTAATCAAGCAATGTGAATCATTTCCTGTTATTGGTGGAGACTGGACTTGGCCTCAAGTGAATATGGGTCGACCGATCTATAGTCCGCATAGGTATGACTATTCTGCTATGGAACTGTTTATGGCTGACAATGGCATTCAGGGTATTGGAAACATGCTCAGTCATAGTTTGGATTCTAATGCTATGTTCATCAAAGAGCATATCAACGTGTATGAAGAACTGCAATCAAAAGAATATTACAGCTGGTTAGGTTCGAGCATTCCTAAAACAATGATCATGGATAACTTAGGGTTCCAATTGGAGCTTAGACACAGAAGTTTCGGCTGGGAGTTGTCGGGAGAGTTTAAGAGTTGGTGTGATGTTGATGCTATATCAACAGACTTGACATCAAGATACGGTGAAACGACAAGCGTAATCAAATGGAATCAATCTCTTGCTAACCTAGTAGGAGGAGAACCGGGAATTAATGATTCTTTTGGAATATAAAGGTTGACATACATCCTCATTCGTTGTATATATAGTATATCAACAGTGATCGAAGGACTCACGAATGGCTCGCTATCAAAGACCGCAACTAAACTATGTCGCTTCCGATGTTTGGGCGGCGGCTTGTGCGGCTCAGCGTATCAATGGTTCGTATATCAAGGAGGTGCCGATCAATGCACCCGAGGATACTCAAACTAATCGCAGCATCGTCGCTAGTTTTCTAGCAAATCCTTCTGCTATCGCTGACGAAGATCGGGTACAAGGTGATTTGGTCCGTTCTTACTTTCAAGGTTATACATTCAAGGTTCTCGCTGGAAAAAATATGAGCGAGTTTGACGTTAATGCGATGGTGATCTCTAATCGTAATGAGATCACTGAAGTCTACGATCTTTCCGTGATCACTTCGCTTCCGGCTTCTTATACCCGCGCCAAAGCGCGTGATGATGCTGATCGTCGTGTTCGTGACGCTGTTGGGTTCATCGGTGATGTTGACGAAAAGGTTTCTGCTAACATCGAGGTCATGAAGTGTATCCATTCTCGTAACTGGAATACTTACTACATCACCGGGATGACTAAGGACAACCAGGCTGTGTTCTTTAGCTACAAAAGTGATATCAAGATTGGTACTAGTATCATCGTTCAAGGTCGAGTCAAGGCTCACCGCGATGGCACTGTTACTCAACTATCACATACGAAGGTTTTCTAACATGAGTGCTTGAGGGACCCGAATGGTCTTTCGTAAATTGGGTCTCCCTTAAATGGGTTGTAAATTCCCGCAGTGGACTGTCCCTCAAGCACTCATAACTTTATATAACATGATTAGCATAGCAAACTTAAGAATGAGAAATTGGAACTTATATAATGAGCGCAAGCTGGATCAACAAACTTAACGAAAGTGACAGCCGACTTCATAAGGAGGATGTGATTAAGCAAGCACACGCTGCCTCTATCCTTGGTAATGATATTTCCTTCAACTTTCTAAAACTTCTACGATACTGCTATAATCCCTATATCACTTTTGGTGTTAGACAGATTCCAGATACTACAGGAATCATTGATGCTGAGAATCCATGGGATGAGTTTGGTAAGCTTCTTGACACACTGATTGCTCGCGAACTGACCGGTAATGATGCTCGTAATGCTATCGAGGAGATGTCTCATCGGTTTGATAGCGAAGAATGGAACACATTTCTGGCTCCGGTTCTTCGGCGTGATGTTCGTGCCGGTATCAGTGATAAGACTATCAACAAGATTCTCAAGCGTACCGAATTCGAAGTTCCTAAGTTTGGTTGTCAGCTGGCTACCAATTGCGAGGGTCGTCCAGAGATGCGTGGTATCAAGCGTCTGGAACCGAAGTTGGATGGTGTCCGTGTTCTTATGGTGGTCAATATCACCGCAGATGGGAGAGTGTCAGCAGTAACCTCTTACAGCCGTAACGGTAAGGTGTTTGATAACTTCTCCGCGATTGAGAAGCAGATTAGCTGTAAACTCTCTTTGATCGGCATGGGCCTCAGCTGTAAACTCTCTTTGATCGGCATGGGCCTCAAGGTCCGGGTCGCTCCAATGACCTTTACTTCATACGACGGATTTGTTCTAGATGGTGAAGTTGTAGGCAACTCTTTCCAAGAACTGATGCGTCAGGCTCGTCGCAAGACCGATGTGCAGACAGATGATAGTGTATTCCACGTGTTTGACATTCTGCCGTTAACGGCCTTCATGGAAGGACACTGGAATGCTCAACTGAGTAAGCGTATTGATATTCTGGAAAAGATGCGTGATATCGTTGACCAGATGCCTAATGTAGAACTTCTCCCTCACATTGAAGTAAATCTTGATACTGAAGAAGGTCAGGCTGAATTACAGTCTTACGCTAGCAACATGGTCGCTCAAGGCTTTGAGGGGATCATGATCAAGAACCTAGATGCACCGTATGAGTGTGATCGTAGCACTGCTTGGATGAAGTATAAGCCTGTGTACGACTTCGACCTCACTGTCATCGGCATCGACCCCGGCACTGGAAAGAACAAGGGTCGCATGGGCGCTCTGGTATGCGAAGGTGATGACGATGGTAAGCATATCATAGTCAATGTCGGAAGCGGATATA